TTTTTGACCTACGATAGAAAGTCCGTTAACAATATCTCTTATATCTGTAAAATTTCTTGCCTGTGTTCCGGGTTTAGTCACAGTTGCTTGTCTAGATCCTGCCCTTTTTAGTTTTAGAAACTTAGCTATTACAGTCGCATATCGCCCCTCTGAGATCTCTCTTGGTCCATATACATTATAGAAATATGTTATTGCGTATTTTATGTTAAACCATTCACAATAAGTCTTGACTAAATCAGCATTGCATTTTTTTGTAAAAGCGTAAGGGCTAGTGTAAATAGCTTCTCCATCATCGCCAAACTTTGTAGAAGATCCCGAATAGATAATCTTAGCTCCACTAGATCTAACAAATTTTAGAACTGCGTATATTGATTCCCAGTTAGATTTAAAACAAATATCTATATCGTCAAAAGATTGCTCAACTCTAGAATATTCTCCGAGATGATATACGAGATCTATATTTACATCTTTAAAGATCTTGGCAATATCTAGTGTTTCTCCGACTAGATAATCTACTCCTTCTACATGATTTTCATAAGATCCCGAAAAATAATTATCTAAGCTCCAAACTTTATGTCCTTGAGATCTTAATTTTTCGCAAAGATGAGATCCTACAAATCCTGCGCCACCTGTTATTAATATATTCATATTTTATGTTTGAGTTTCATGTCGTAATTATTTATGCCCTTGCCCTGTAATTTATCCTTTCTGACTAGCTTGTTATTTTTTATAAATCCGTTGTAGTCCACATGATGATGATAGCGTCCGAACTTAAAAGATAATCTAGATACATCTGGGTGCTCTCGCACAAGCATTTTAGATTTATCAAGAGTTCCGTGCTTATATAATTCCTCGTTGCCCCCCTTTACTGTTTGAGTAGTTATTTTTTCTTGTAGAAAAGCATTAAACAAAATTGTGCAATATCCTTTCTTTAGCAGATCTAAAGATAAAATTGTGTCCTCGTTAAATCTGCCCCTCCACCTAAAATCTAAATTGTTTCTAATTAGATTGCAAGAATAGATCCTTGTATTAATTTGGAAGGGTGCAGCCTTTTGTCTAGCAGGAGCAAACATATAATAGTTAGGACCACCCATAGCAACATTTTTGTATCGCAAGATAAAATCTTCCATCGCCCTAAATATTCCGCCATTACTTGTTTTGACTTTCTCGTTTTTATGTAATCTTCTAAAGGATCTAATATTGTCGTCCATTATCCAATGCCAATCATGTCCCTCAGATATAGAATGTTCCCAAATAAAGTTTCTTGCAGGACCACTTCCAGTCGGCACAGATCGTCCTAGATCGTCGCAGTAATCGTATTTGTCTTTATATGTATCTTCTAAAACAAGAAGTTTTTTGCGATCTCCTATAGTCGCTACATAGTTGTAGTATTCTTGCTCTTCTACGACTAACCGATACGGCACTTTCATATAGTCTAAATATTTTGCAGTATATGCTGATTCGTATCTTGATTTACTTGGTATGTATAATGGAAAACGCGGCAGATTAGTCATATCTCTTTGCTTCTGTGTCCATGTTTTCCTGTTCTGGGAAATAAATAAATTTTGTTTTCTCAGTAAATTCCTGCTTTACTAATTTTTTAAATTTTTCTATATCCTCGTCATTCATAAAATGCACAAGCAAAGTTCTATAAGCCGACTTATCTTCTTCGGAAAATTCTGGCATATCTTCCCATTCTCCTGATAGATCCTGAACTACATTAGGATCTAACATAGGAAGGATCTCAACTTCTTCAAAAGCAAGTTTACTTATATCAAATCCTTTATCGTTTAGCTCCCTTATTTGATCCCACAATAAATTCTCGTCCCATTCAGAATTAGAAGCAATCTTATTATCAGCTATCACAAGAGCCTTCTTCTGCTCGTCGTCTAAGCCGTCTATTACTACTACGGGAACTTTATCTAGATCTAGTCTTTGCGAAGCTAAGAAGCGACCATGTCCTGCGAGGATCATTCCTTTCTCATCTGCCAAGATAGGATTAATAAATCCAAATTCTTTAATAGATGTGGCGATTTGTATTATCTGTAATTCTGAGTGTAATCTTGGATTGTTTTCGTATGGTTTGAGATCTTTTAATTTAGTCTGTTTTATTTTCATAATTATTTGTCCTTAATATTTACAGGACTGATGCCGTAGAAATCATTAGGTTGAACTTTGCCCTCTGTAATATTAAATAGAAGGTGCATTTCTTCCTTGCGTGGGATCCTGACTTCTAAGATCCACTTTGCTAAAGTTCCCTGTGGAATTGATTGCCCTGTAGCCATTTCTATTTCTTCTATAAACGACATTTGTGTATGTTTTTTTTCTTTAAGATAAGCTCTTAACTTCATAGATTTGCCCCTATAGTCCTGAGAGATACCACTCCTGTAATATATTCCATTCTGGGATTATACTTGGTTTTTATTTGAAATTAAATGACTTAGGAGAAAATGATTATGAATGAAAAAGTAAATGATGTTTTTACAGTTCACGGGATCTCACATCTATCCCCTAGCTCTATAAATACTTGGATCCGAAATCCTGCTAAATGGATTTTGACTTATCTTTATGGTTATAAAGATGGAGGTGGTCCTGCTATGTGGAGAGGAACTGTTGTAGATAATGCGATTGGATCTTACTTCGGATTACATGAGAATCAGACTAAAAGAAAAAGCCTGACTCTTGTGCAAGAAGAAGCTATGGATAATCTTTTAGATCTCAAAAGAGATTGTGTAAAAAAAGGATTTGAAGTCAATGAAGATAAATTGCAAAAAGAAATGGCCCTTGTTCCTGATTTCATAGGCACTGCTGTTCAGCATTATTCTAGCTTAGGGGAAGATCTTGAGGGTTATCAAGAAAAGATCTATTACGAAGATCCTAGATTGCCTGTTCCAATAATAGGTTATGTAGATCTCCGACATGGATCTACTATTCGCGATATCAAAACGACTGGTATTAAAAGCGAAGGTAAACATGCCCATAGATTACAAGTATCTTTGTATGCTAAAGCTATGGGTTGTAGCGAAGCTGTCCTTGACTATGTTTATTGCACTAAGACTAGATCTGAAGTAATAAGTATTCCTGTTGAGGATATAGATGAAAATGTTGAGAAGTTGGTAAAAGGTGCGGAAGCAATAGAAACCTTTTTATCAATCTCCGAAAACAAAAATGATCTAGCTGGTATTCTTCTCCCTGATCTTGATAACTGGGAGTGGTCTGATAAAGATCTTAGAAAAGAAGTTAGAAAAATATGGAGAATGTAAATGATAAATTTGATAAATCAAGCTATTGAAAAAATAAACTCTTTGGAAAATAAGAAACCTTTTAAGGTTCAAGTTGGTCCGAAGTGGTACACGACTGTCGCAACCCGAGTTGAGATCTTTAGAAATCTATTCGGATCTAGTGCGAATATTAAAACTGAACTTGTATCTGCTGATGTAGATATGGTTTGCATGAAGGCTACGATCTGCCTATATCAGAACGGGGTATGGGAAGAAGTAGCCACAGGATTTGCAGAGGAGTTTAGAGGAGAAGGAATGGTTAATAAAACTTCTGCTCTAGAGAACTGTGAAACATCTGCGATCGGCAGAGCCTTAGCAAATCTTGGTATTCATGGGGGAGAGTTTGCTTCTGCTTTTGAAGTTGATAATGCCGTGAATAATAAATCAGAACCACCTAAAAAGTATTCTTTAGTAAGTCCTGAGGGAGAAGATCTTGGCATCTATGTTGGGATCCCCGCACTTATTAAGATCCTAAGAAATAATTTAGGTGTAGCGAAGCCTGAGCAGTCGCATACGGACTTCTATAATTGCAATAGAGAAACTATTATCGGAGCCTATAAAGACGCAGAGGGAAAGAATAAAGAAGTATTAGGTAAACTTCTCGGGGTTTATGATCCTGAGCAATTAGAAGATGCCTAAATTATCTTTAGATGAATGTATATTTCTTGCTATGCGAAGAGGAGCTTGGTGGACCTTCTGGGATCTCCAAGCTCTAATCCAAGCAAAGACTGGTAAAAAATATGGCGAGCCTACAATATCTTGCGGTATTAGAAATATGCGAAAAAGTGATCGTCGTGAGAAGTTTGGAATTGATATGGATCTCAGTTGGGATCCTGTAGAGAGGAAGAGGATCTATGGCGGTAAAGGTTATAAGTACAGATTAAAAATAAATAAGGAGAAATGATGGATAAATTTGTATTAGAAGAAGGACAAGGATCTCTATGGCACGAGAACAATGTCCGTGTAGTAAGGAAAGGAAAAATCAAAATAGAAGGCGTAGAACGATATGCAGCTATTCTGGAATATACCTATCCACATTCGGGAGATAAAAAGTACGAGCTATCAATAAGCTGTGGACTTTTGCATTTAGTTCCCGAAGATGAGAAACTAAAACCAAACTCGCCTGATATGTACGGCAGTTTAACATTTAATGAAAAGGCGTATAAAGGATCTTTTTGGAGAAATGTTAAAGAAGATACAGGAGAAGAATGGACGGGAGTTAGGATCTCAGAAAAAGAAGATGGCCAAGAAGTTAAACAAGACGGGGAGAAAAGTCCTTTTTAAAAAAAGGATTGAGGATAAAGAGCATCTTCTATATGTTAAATCCCTGCCCTGTAGCATCTGCAAGGCGGGGTTTTTAACTCACGATCGGGTTGTTCAAGCCCACCACCTTTTAAAACCTAAAGACAAGAAGCGTGGAATGTCGCTTAAAGCGGGAGATAATAATACGATCCCTTTATGTATGTTCCACCATGCACAGCTACACACGAAGTTTGGCGACGAGTTTAAGTTCTTTAAACACTACGGGCTAAAAGAAACATTTGGCCAAGATTATGCCGAAGAATTGTGGACTAGATCTATCTCGGACGACAGCGACGACGATCTCCCCTTTTAATAAATATTCCAATAAGGGTAGATTTTTTATTTATTTTCGCACTATAATGGGCACATGCGCAGCGAAAAAGCGCACATTTGATAGGAGAATAAATGAAAAATATTGATAAAACTAATGAGATCTCAAGAGAGCAATACTATGAGATCCGAGGCGTTCATGCTTTATATGCTCTTTACTTATGCGATAGTGGTGATTCGCACCATATCCGAAATCTATCCTCTAACTATTCCAAGGCTATAGCTAAAGCCGAGCAATATGTCCGACTACATGATCCTGAGCTAGAGCTAAAGATCCAACCTAAAAAAGATCTTAGAGATTACTCTACAGAAAGCACAGGAGCTATGGCAGAGAAGTTAGCCAAGATAGAAGATTTTGCCAAGAGATATCCTGAGCTTGTAGATCTGTATCACAAGTTAGAAGATCTTAGATCTCAAGAGGACGATCTGAAAGATCACTACTACGAGATCCAAGAAAGCTATTACAACGACAACAACATAGATGCATATCCTTACGATATCCATAAGAGGATCGTAAAGACAGAGCATGAAGATCTTATTGATGAGATCTCTTCTTACTTTAGAGCAGGAAGTGCTTGGCTCTTTAGAGATGTAATGGTAAATAGTTTTGGAGAATACAGATCCAATAAAACTTGCCAGAGCTTTACAGAAGCACAGGAAGATCTTGTCGTAAGAGTAGGTAAAAAGATTTTGCAGAAACAACCAGAGATAAGATCTCAGTATGCTCAATGGAGAGAAGAGAAAAGAAAAGCTAAACCTGTGCCAGAATTCAAAGAGAGAGTTCTTGTAAAAGGTGAGATCCTAAATCTTAACTATGTAGAAACAGACTGGGGTTGCTCTCCTAAGATCATTGTAAGAGTTGCCGAAGGTTATACCCTTTGGGGAACTTTACCTGCAGGGATAGAGAGAAGGCTTGTAGCTACAGAAGATTCAACATATCAGAAACCTAGTTTCAAGATAGATACACAAGATGGCCAAGATCTTGTGGGATCTCAAATAGAGTTCTTGGCAAAAGTAGAGAGATCCGATAGAGATCCTAAATTCGGATTTTTTAAAAGACCAAGTATGCCAACAATAGAGGAGGTGCAATAATGGCTTTTACTAGAAGAACTTTCAAAGAAGCTCTAGATCTTTTTTATAAGAAATCTAAAGTTGCCTTTGATAATTACGATAAGATCCCCTGCGAGGAGCATAGCTCTGAGAGATGTGGGGGTTGGTTAATAATGGATTCGGCTAATATGATGATTGGTTGGGTCGGTAATCTTGGAGAAGTCCAAGTTTATGATTATGCTGATAGGGGGGTTAAATAATGTTTGATAAAAACTTAACTATCGGTTGTCGTTTGAAGATAAAAGGTCAAGCGATATTTGGATCTTGTCTAGGAATAGAAGAGAAGGACGATTACTTACTTGTATATTTCTTAGATGAGGAAACTAATAAACCTTCTAAAATTAGATCCGATAGGGTTGAAGTTGTAGAAGATATTAATGGTTTTACATACCATATTTAGTAGGGGGAAAAAATGAAACTTATTACTAAAGAAATTGAGAAGAAACTTAGAGCTAATGTAGGCAAGGGATTTAGAAACACTAAGCCTTGGCTCAAGTTATTTACGCCCTTTGGCTCAGCTACATGGCTTATAAGCGAGTTGCATGATCATGGGGAAGATATACATCTGTTTGGACTTTGCGACTTAGGTATGGGATATCCCGAGCTTGGTTATATAAGTCTAAAAGAAATAGAAGATCTTAATGCTGATTCTGAGATCCCAAAGGTTGAGAGAGATCTTTACTGGGAACCGAAAGCAGATCTTAAACTGTATCACACGAAAGCTGTTTCGGAGAGAGGGATCTATGTCTAGAAGAGAAACAGAAAAAACCTTAATCCGTATTATTGAGAAGTATGATCTAACTTCAGATCTTACAATCAAGGAAGCTCTTAACAGGATTACTGATTCGCAAGATCTTGAAGATTTTTATAACTGTATGAAATATCCAAATGGGAAACCAAGTTGGAAAGAGGATTGGAAAGATGAAACTGTGCATTAGAGATATTATTGAATTTCAGTATAAGATCTCAGAGCGCAAGATCCCGACTGATATTCTTACGATTATGTCAACAGAATATTATTCGGAGAGTAAGGGCGAACATTTACAAGTAGGGTCGCTAGATTTAACGCACCTGCTTCGTATTATGAATGTCATGGCTGAGAAGATAGAGGATCGCCAATACGATATGGAGATCCTTCATACGGAGAAACAGGAGCAATTGACTAAAGATCTTGAAACTGTTAAAAAAATAAGAGAACTTTTAAACGAGGGGGAGCTAACTATATGAGCGACGATATAACTATTGTACGAGATCCTGAATTTAACTACTGCCGATATTTACATTTATCAGCAGATCAGGAATACGATATAAACTTTAACGACTGGCATAGGCTAGTAAGAGTAGAAAAAGAACTGGCAAACGAAGCGCATTATTCATTAGAAGAAGCTAGATTTGTTTTCCAAAAACTATGGGGGTATAAAAAATATGACAGAGCTAGAACGGCAATTGCGTAAGCAGTTAGAAAAAGACGGGATCAATAAAGAATGGCTAGAAAAACATCTAGTCGTTATTGACTCTAGAGCTTCTTCTAAGAAAAAGAAAAAGAAGAAGTAATGAAAGATTGGTTTATGGCTTGGCCTGAGGAATTAGAAGAGGGTGTAATTACGGAACTCCTATCACTGTATGAACCTTCTAATGCAAAAAATGCTCGGGTCGGCCATACCGATTTTCAAGAAAATAAAAAAATAAGATCTTCACAAGTTATCGGCATAGATATCCTAAATCCAAATCACAATAAAATTTCTAAGATCCTAGATCCTTATGTGCTGTTGGCTAATAGAGAATTTTTTGGCTTTGAGCTTAATGGAGTTAGCGAATTTCAAGTAGCAAAATATTCAGAAGGAGATTTCTTTACGGAACACATGGATATGTATTTATCAAATCCTTCAACTCGTAAGATCTCAATTACAGTACAGCTTTCGGATCCACAGGATTACATAGGTGGCGATTTTAAATTTACTAAAGATCTAGAATTTGCTGACGGAGCAGAAGAAATCGTAAGAAGAAAAGGAACTATTATTGCTTTTCCAAGTTTTCTATATCATCAGATTACGCCGATTACAGAGGGCGTAAGATATTCTCTAGTCGGTTGGTATGAAGGATCTAATTGGCGATAAGATCTTTTATCAAGAATATTACCGATAGCCAAAAATAAATCAAGATAACATCGTAGAACTCTATTATCAGAGATCTATACTTTTGCCACTTTTTTTTCAGATTGATAAAGTATGTTTAATCCTGCAAGAGTGCAGAGACGGTTCTTCTCGTCCTTACCCTTGTCTGTTAATTCATAACTTTTATCAACTAGCTTTACATAGCCACCCTGTATTAAATCTGTAAGGATCTCATTCGGCACTTCTTCCTTGAACATTACAGATAATATTGAACCAAGTCTTTTATTTTGTCTTTTACTAAGAGCCATTTATATATGGGTCCAATCCTTGCCCTGCCATAGAGTTGCTTCTGCTTCTCTTCTGCGCACTAGACCTTCCAGAACTTCCCCGTTGGCTTTATTCCACCTTTTAATTTGGTGCGGGACATCTTCCCAATCTTTTGCGTTAATTCTTTTTAATAATGTTGAGCTTTTTAGTGACCCTAATCCGAGGTTGAACGAAAACGAAACTAAGGCATCAAACTCGCATTGTTTAAGATCTACTTGAACTAGATCTATTACGCCTTTTTCGTATGTTTGTATGTCCTGCATTAATAGATCTTCTGCTTCTTCCTGCGATATAACCATTCCTTCTTTAGCTGTTTTTATATGTCCGTATCCGATCGTGACCACATTTGCAGCACAGCGATAGCTCTCTAATTTACAACCTTCAAAGATCTTAATTAATGCGATACCTTCTCCACTTATTTTCATCTTAGTAATCTCCCCATACTTTTGTTTTTTTCCCGCCGTGATATTCAACAGCGTGTCCTTCTTTAACAAGGATCTCGCACATATTATCGCCATTCTCACAATACGGGATAGCCAAGATCCTTCCATATTTACCTTTTCCCAAACTTTGTATTGTTAATTTGCCCTGACATAATTCTTGTAATCTAGCCTTTGCTTCTAGTCCTAATTTCTTTTCTGCTAGATCTCTTGTCCTTGACTCTGGTGTATCTATCCCTGCCAACCTGCAGCGTTGTTTTTTAAGGTGTACAGAAAAGCCAAGGTCAAGAGTGACATCTATAGTATCTCCATCTACAACCCGTTCAAGAATTGCATTATAGATAAAAGGTTGTGGGGATTTCTTAGACATCTTTACTTAAAAAAAAGGAGCATCTGCTCCTCGTGATAATTATTTATCCTTTGCTTTTAGAATATTTAAAGCACACAAATCAACTAATTTGTAGAGCTTTCCTATCCATACATCGTCCTTTGGTGTCGGGGTTAGTGCAGCAATAATAGAACTAATACTAATTATTAATGTCACGATCCCAACTATTTCTCCAATCATTCCCATAATTTCCTCCAGTAATGATCCTTAGATGTTAGCTTAATCCTTCTCTTTTTTCAAATCAGGATCTTCTTCTTCATCTTCTCCGATAGATCTGTAATATTCATTTATCGCAATAATATCTCTTAAATATCTTTTAATATCGGCCATATTCATTGAAAGATTTTCATATTCTTTTGAGGTTAATGCGTAATATGCTTTTCTGGGAGCCGAGCCTGATTCTAGTTCATCTAGATATTGTTGCATTAGTTCAGGATTCAACACTAGCCAATCTATATCCACTAGTTGTAATTCTAGTGGCAAGGGGGGGTGATAGATCGGCATTGGCTCGGCTATTCTTTTTACTTCTACAGGTTTAGTTTGCATAGGGATCATTGAACAACCCGTCATTAGAAATACAAAAACAATACAGGATATTATTCTCATTCGTATTGCTCTGGTTTAGTTAAATTTATTAGATCTTCTTTTACTCTTTTGGTGCCGTTGTTTACTCTGGTCTGTATCATGCCGGGTTTGGCTAGAGCTAGTTCATCTAGATCATGTCTTGCAAAAGTATCTCTTAGCTTGTTTACTTCTTTTACACTCTCCTGATTTTTCTTAGTTAGAGATGTAATTTCTTGCTGACTTTTTGCCGCGTTTTGCTTGTAGAGTTCTATAGATTTATTCTGTTCTGAGATCTCTGTCTCTAGAATTAATTGGTTGCCTTTTAATGTTGAGATCTCATCTAAGAGCCGATCAATATACCAAGCAGATCCCGCTATAGATACGAGAAGAAGCCCACCTAATATTGCCGATATTTTATAACCCATAATACATTTTTGCCCATTACGGAATTTTTTGCAACTTCCTTATTTCATTATTTATCTTTGGTGCATAGATCTTGACTGGGATCTCTTTGCCTTTTACTTTTATTTCATCTAGAAGTTCGCAATCTATATTGAGATCTTGGTAAGTAAACTCTGAGATTATTATTGGCGTGTCGTAAGATCTTGTTTGCACTTCTAGTCTTGCAGCTAGATTTACTGCATCTCCAATAACGCTATAGTCAAATCGCGAATCGGATCCGACATTTCCTACGATACAAGATCCTGTATTGATACCCGTGCCAATTACGACTGGGGGAAGATCTTTAAGATCCTTATTCATTTGCTCGGTTAAGATCTCAATTTCTATTGCCGATTTAACTGCTAATTCTTTATGGTTTTCGCAATCAACAGGGGCGTTCCAAAAAGCCATAATACAGTCGCCCATATATTTATCTATAGTTCCCCCGTTAGCTAATATTATCTTTGTCATTTCATTAAGAAATTGATTAATTAGATCTACTAAACCTTCAGGATTATCTTCTTGCATATACTTCTCTGAGATCGGAGTAAAACCTACAATGTCTGCAAACAAGAAAGTCATCTCCTTTCTCTCTCCTCCGAGTTTCATAAGCGAAGGATCTTTAACTAATCTATCAACCATATCAGGGCTAAGATATGTCCCGAACTGTCCTTGTATTTGTTGTCGTAATTTATATTGTTCTCTAAAGCGTAAATAGAATGTTGTAGAAGCCGTAATAAACTGTGTAAGTGCCGTCCATGTAAAGTCAATTAGTAAGCCACCCCTAATTATAGATATTCCCCCTACGGTCGTAGAAGCTAATATAACTGTCGTTAATATTAGACCTGCATAAACATTAGTATTACTTATAATTAACCATATAAATATGACTGATAATACAACTGCTAGGATCTCAACTGCTAAAGAATAATCAGGAATGTAAGGGCTATTCTCTATTAAGATTGATTCTGCTAAAGATGCTTGGATCTTGTGTGGATATTCTAGCCCTATCGGAGTTGCAATTTGTGGCATTATCCCGCTAGCATTTACTCCAACAAAAACATATTTACCTGCGACATTCATATCTTGTAAATTAGTTTCAGGCGTATCAACCCACGATATCCACTTACGACCTAGCCCGTCAGTCTTAACTGGTGGAATACCTTGTACTGTAATTTCTTGGATCCCGTATTCGTCTGTCTTAATAATGTATGTATCAGAATTAGCTAAGATCTTTAGAACTTCTGTTCCGAAAGCACTTACCCACCCGTCTGGGGTTTGCAATAATAATGGGATCCTTCTTACTATTTGATCTACTTCTGTAGGAGCAGTAGCTATAGCTTCTATTGCATTAGATCTCAAGATCTCAGTATTACGAATTACGCCTTTTGACATTATCCCTAAAGTATCTGGACCGAGAATAACTGTACCTGAAGTTTTAGGATAGATATTGTTATTGTTTTCAAACATTGCTATTAC